TATTTAGATAATAAAAGTAAAGGAGTTTTGGACACTCTTCAAGAGAAGATTGTTTCAAGAAAACTCCTTGTGTTTATCACAGCCACTGTTCTTATGGCCTGGGCTCAACTAGATCCCGACACATGGGGCATGATTGCTATGTGTTATATTGGTGGCCAAACGGCTGTTGATTTCGCCAAAGCTTGGAGATCCGGATAATGATACTCACAAAAGAAAAGCTGCTAAGAATCATTAACGAAGAGATTGAAAGTGTGAAAGAGGTTGAGTTCATGGGTGACCCGATGCATCACCAAGGACAAGAATTTAAAACTGGTCTTGGGTCTGGAAATACATTGAGTGATATGAGTTCCGCCCCAACGACTTTTGCCGAACAGGTCAGCGATATGATTATGGCAGAATTAGAAAGACAAGTGGCGGAATTAGCCGGGGTGCCAGCAGACAGTCCTGACCTTGCCGGGATCGATGATGATTTGTTAGCGATTGCTATGAGAATTCGTGATAAGCTTATGACTGATCTAGAAGACGCAAAAGAGCAAATTGTTAAACTCTCTGGAATGATGCAATAAGGAAGAGAAAATGTTATACTTTAAACAATTTCAGAACTGGTGTAAAGCTCACTGGAAATGGCTTACTCTGCTTGTGATGTTTGTTGCTGCTTATATTCTCGGCAAGAACCAAGCCAGCAATCTTTTAAAGATGGCCGAGCTTGAGAGAAACCAATACAAAGAGCAAAATAAGAATCTAGAACAAGAAGTAAAAAATAAGGCTGTCAAAGACAAAGAAGCAATTAAGAAATATGAAAAAACAGTTGAACTTTTAAAAAATGAAAGAGACGAAAGAATTAAAAGTTTTAAAGACATGGAAGAAGAAGATGTCTTAAAAGAATTGGGGATAAAGAAACAATGATTTTATTTTTAATATCGATGGCTATGGCACAAGATCCGCCAAAGTATACAGAATTACCAGAAGGATATCCCGCGCCGTTTACCGGATACCTGCTGGATCAGCCAGCCTTAACTTTGTTGGTTATGAATGCAAAGATGGGAATGCAGTGTCCAGCCGAAATTGATTATCAAATTCAACTAATGGAAGCTAAGAAGCAACGAGAAACAGATATACTTCTTTCTGATTATGAATTAGAAGTTGCCCTGCTTGAAGAAGAAAATTTTCAACAAGAACAAAGAATTGAGAAATTAGAGAAGCTGAAGAAACCAATTAAACGTAGCGTTTGGGTCGCCGTAGGTGCTGCTCTTGGTGTGGGAACAACAATTGCGATTGCTAATGCGGTGAATTAATGAAGAAAAAAGACCCTAACTACGTTGTAAAGTTAGAAAAAGCAATCGCAGAAAAGTATGGCAAAGAAGCAATACAAAATCCCGAAAAAGATTGGAATGACGAAAAGGAAACACAATACCTTGAAGATCTCAAAGAGCTTTACGCTAGTAGACGAGATGGCGAATCGCCCGACAAAGTGGAGATTAATGGAGTTTTTGTTGCTTCTAAACTAATTAATAATGATTCCAATCGGTCTTGTCCTATTTGTGAAACATATTCATTTAAATCAAATGACGATGTCTATATGATAAAGTTTAGTTGTTGTGAAAAATGTTACATTCAATGGATTGAGGGACGAGAGGAAAGATGGAAAAAAGGCTGGAGGCCAAATTAATGTCAAATTCAAATATGCTAGAAATTGTTCAAGGACTCGCTCAAGCGGCAGCTAATGCTTGGGACGGTTCCCACGATGGAAGGTTTACCATCGATGAAGAAGAAAAGAAAGTTGGACTTCGCAGAGAAGAAGGTTGTCCGATTTTAGACAGTCGAGTGAATGATGGCTTTGGTGTAAAGTTTACAGGTGATTTGATTTGTATTAATTATCAAGCAGACATTAAGCTTAAAGAAGTTTATGCCGGTAAGTTTGAGCAAGAAATGGAAGGTATGATTAACGATATCAAAAACTTTTTACAGAAAGAATACAAGTCCGTTACAGGTAAATCTGTCACTCTTAAGCCAGAAGGCGAAATCGATGTACTTGTTCAGTCAACTTCGCGGGTTCGAAGCTGGGTTCAAGCTCACCAATATTTTAAAATTAATGGACTTAAGATGGATCCAATTCTTGCTCCTTCTGAAAAGAAAATAGATAATGTAATTAAAGAATTTATTGGAAGAACAAAAGGTATTATTAAATGAAACTTACAAAAAAACAACTTAAGCGAATGATCCAAGAAGAACTCGAAGGTGTTCAAGAAGTCGGCGGTTATGCTCATGATCCGGCAGCAGAAGAGCAAGCTCTCGTTGCTGCTTTACAACGAGCTAATAGTAATTTAGGCGAAGAACATGTCACAAAAATTTTCAATGACCTTATGGCCTCTAAGGACGTTCCCACACCCCCCCTGGAAGAAAAGAAGAAGCAATAGGATGGTATGGCTTATAAGTTATCTAAGAAGGAAATTGTAACCGAGATCGTTAGATCCGGTAAAGACCCTTCTTATTTTATAAACAATTATTGTCGAATCTCTCATCCCATGAGAGGTTTAATTACTTTTAACACTTATCCGTATCAAGATGATTTGTTAAAGGATTTTAACGATTTTCGGTTTAATATAATTCTCAAAGCAAGGCAGCTTGGAATCTCAACGATTACGGCTGCTTATTGTGTTTGGTTTATGCTTTTCCACAAAGAAAAGAACATTCTTGTTATCGCAACAAAGTTCAGCACAGCGGGGAACCTTGTTAAGAAAGTCAAAGCTATTATGAAAAATCTTCCGGAGTGGATGAAAGTTTCAAGAGTAGAGGTAGACAACAGGACTTCCTTTGAATTATCAAATGGATCCACGATCAAAGCCGCCTCAACCTCTGGTGATGCCGGTCGTTCGGAAGCATTATCTTTGCTCGTTATAGACGAGGCCGCGCACATAGACGGCCTTGCAGAGCTTTGGACGGGCCTCTACCCCACTTTGTCCACAGGAGGGCGCTGTATCGCTCTAAGCACCCCTAATGGGGTTGGCAATTGGTTTCACAAAGCCTATGTTGGTGGAGAACAGGATGAGAACGAGTTCCACACAATCTCTCTTAAGTGGGATGTTCACCCGGAAAGAGATCAAGCTTGGTTTGAGAAAGAAACAAAAAACATGTCTCGGAGACAAATCGCCCAAGAACTTGAATGTAATTTTAACACATCAGGAGAGACAGTTATTCATCCTGATGATATAGCTTGGATTCTTGAAAACACGAAAGACCCTTTATATAGAACAGGGTGGGATAGAAATTTTTGGATTTGGGAGAAATACCAAGAAGGCAGTTCTTATTTATTAGTGGGTGACGTTGCTCGGGGGGATGGAACAGACTTTTCTGTATTTCATATTATCAAATTAGAGACTATGGAAATTGTTGCAGAGTATCAAGGAAAGCCTACGCTTGATATGTTTTCAAGAATTTTATATGATGCTGGTTTAGAATATGGTAAATGTCTTTTGGTGGTTGAGAATAATGGAATTGGAATTTCTGTATTGGAAAAATTAAATGATTTAGAATACCCCAATTTATACTATTCTATTAAATCAACTCACGAATTTGTTGAAGCGACACAAGGAGAACATCACAATAGAGCAGTGCTTGGCTTTACTACATCAGTAAAGACAAGACCCTTAATTGTGGCAAAGCTTGAAGAATATATTAGAAATAAAATGATTAGCCTATATTCTATGAGAGTTTTTCATGAGATGAAAACATTTGTTTGGCATAATGGGAAACCCCAAGCTATGAGGTCTTATAACGATGATCTTATTATGGCTTTGGCAATCGCTTGTTGGGTAAGAGACACAGCTTTAGAAGTGAGTAAGCGAGACGTAGAATATCAAAAAGCTATGCTCAATTCTATGTTTTATAATGGTAAAACTTTGAATACATCTATTAGAGGCATGAATGAATACAAAGAAAAAACTACTTATGAAGAGAAACTACAAGAAGAAAGAGATAAACAATCACCACATTGGTGGCTTTACAAAGGATAATATAATATGCCCCCTTATCGAAAAAGAAGTTATAGATATAATCGTAACCAACCTTACAACCCATCATCTGAACTTTTTAAATCCCTAACTAGATTATTTTCTGGTCCCATTACACAACGAAGAACTCAAACTGGTCGGGAACTAAAGCGTAGGCATTTAGATATTTTTGCTAATACTTTTAGATCCGCTAGCGGGAAGCAATTTAAAAAATCAGAATACAACTATATGAATACCGTTAATATTAATGCGGTCTCAAACAAAAACAGAAATGATCGTTATGTTGATTTTGATGAAATGGAATATGTACCGGAGATTGCTTCTTCACTAGATATTTATGCTGATGAAATGACCACTCACTCGAGTATCAATCCTATGTTGAGGATCAATTGCCCTAACGAAGAAATCAAACATATTCTTCAAAACTTATACCTTAATATTTTAAATATTGAGCATAATCTTTTCGGCTGGTGTCGAACAATGTGTAAGTATGGTGATCTCTTCCTCTATTTGGATATAGACGAAGAGATTGGAATCAAAAATACAATTGGTCTTCCGCCTCAAGAAGTTGAAAGGATTGAGGGTGAAGACCCAACCAACCCAAATTACGTCCAGTTCCAGTGGAATAATGCTGGTTTAACGCTTGAGAATTGGCAAATGGCGCACTTTAGGATACTAGGCAATGATAAGCATGCTCCCTACGGAAGCTCGGTTCTAGAGGCTTCTAGGCGCATCTATAGGCAATTAATTTTACTCGAAGATGCTATGATGGCTTATAGGATTGTCAGGGCTCCAGCCCGTAGAGTGTTCAAAATTGACGTTGGTTCTATCGCTCCGCAAGATGTTGAGCAATATATGCAGAAAGTTATGACACAAATGAAGCGACATCAAATTGTAGACCCGACAACAGGAAAGGTTGATCTTCGATATAACCCTCTATCAATCGAAGAAGACTACTATATTCCTGTTCGTGGACAAACCAATACAGAAATTGTAAACCTTCCTGGTGGAGACTATTCAGGTCAAGTTGAAGACGTTAAATATTTACGAGATAAATTATTCTCTGCTCTTAAAATTCCTCAATCTTATCTCACTATGGGGGAAGGAGCGACAGAGGATGCCACAACTCTCGCACAAAAGGATATTCGATTTGCCAGAACAATCCAAAGATTACAACGAGTTGTTGTTGCTGAATTAGAGAAAGTTGGTATTATTCATTTGTTTACACTTGGTTACAGAAATGACGATCTTTTGTCATTTAAATTGTTTTTAAATAATCCGTCAAAGATTGCAGAATTACAAGAACTTGAACATTGGGATAAGAAATTTTCTGTTGCCGGTAATGCTACCGATGGGTATTTTAGTAAGCGCTGGGTCGCTGAACACCTCTTTGCAATGTCAGAAGATGAATTCCTTCGTAATCAAAGAGAGATGTTTTTTGATAAGAAATATGCAGCCAAACTTGAAGCTGCTGCCGGTGGCGGAGAAGGCGGTGAGGATCTTGGCGGAGAAGGCGGTCTTGCTGGTGGGATGGACGAACTTGGTGACCTTGGTGGAGAGGAAGAAATGGGAGACCTTGGTGACCTTGGTGGAGAGGAAGAAATGGGTGACCTTGGTGGAGAAGAGGAAGAAGTCCTTTTGGCCGAACCTCCCGGAAAGCGGAAGGATGATCAGACCCCGTCTTATCGAAGACCAAATAAATATAAAATGAAAAAAGGAGCCGGCAGTCCGGCTAGGAAAAAGCGCCATTCACAGATTCATAGCCCCACTAAAGAATACGGCAACACAGCCAGATCAAGAACCCCTGGAATGGCCGCAGCGGCGACTCCAAAAACGAACCCTCTAGCC